ACCAAAGTGAGCCAATGCTCTTTCAAAGTTGTTTAAATCTTCATACATTGGAGTAGTACTCTAGATAACATTCGATAAGTCCAGAGGTATTTACATTACCTTGAGATACCCAATCATGGGCACACTCAGTAATAGTCCTCATAGTATAAACGGGTTCTCCATTCTTGTCTAATTGAGAACCAAACTTACCGAGAAGAAGTGTATAGGCTTTCTGCCTCAACTCCATTCTCTCCTCACTGTATCTCCAATCAGTCTGGGTAGCCATCGTCATCATCCCATATCTCATCGTAGTCTGTAATCACAGGTGGTTGGTAGTTACCCTTCTTTGTATAAGACTCAACGTCAGAAAAAACTTCAGACTCTAAAGCATCAACAAGAAGTCTAAGATTTCTGACAAGTAACTTGAGTTTTTCTCTCTCCATAAAAAATAGACCATTCTCATCATATTTTACACAAAAAAAGAGGGAGAGTCAATCTCCCTCAAAATTTAGTAGTTTATCAAACCATTCGTCCAGATGGACTAGGTAACATGACCAATAGTTACAACCTCTATAAGTGAGTTGATAACATGCAGGAGGTCTATTGTCTTTATCCATGTCATCATAATGATAGACATAGTTCTCCATTACATTAACCCTTCTTTACTACACAGTGTCCTGCCATGCAAAGTTGAGCGTTATGTAGTTTTGCCTCTTTGACTTGTTTTGCCTTAATGACAGAAAGCCAATTAGTTTTTACTACAGTTTTCATCACTTCACCTCCTTTACAAACTTGATGCCACGATAGGCTTCATTATGTTGTTGAGGTTGCTGTTGTGCTTGTTGTTGCTGCTTACGAACTTCAGTGTCGTAAGCTTGACCACGATAAACGACTTTAGACATGAGTTTACTCCAAAGAAATGAGATGGTTAATCCCGTTCCTTCGGGCGGCGTTTGCGTTCGTTGTTCGGTATTTCCGAATAACGAATGAACGATCCGTTCCGCGTCGTCCTACTTGCGTCCTATTCTTCTATCTCTGGAAAACAGGCAGGGTCTGTCCAGTCTGCATATCTAGCAATGAACTCAATCTTTTTCCAAGTAGAAAGAGATTCAGTTTTAATAGTCCTTTCCGATAACCATTCAAACTGCTCACAAGTGAGAAGTAGTGATGGATCTGGTTGGCCAACTGCTAAGAAAAGAGGTAAAATCATAGGATGAACGTATGGTCACTATAGACCTATTACTATATAGGTGTCAAGTCTTAAAAACCGAGTTCTTTTGCTTCTTCTTTCATTTTTGAGATGATCTTTTCTGTACCATCCAAAGTTTTCATAGTGAATAAACTTGACTTTTGATACTTCTTGATTTTTTTGTACTCTTTTAAAAGTTTTTTAACATCGTCTGGTGGAAGTTCGAATTCCACATCAAATCCTTTTCCCATTACTTTTTCTTTTTACTATCTTCCATTCCATTCCAAAGTTTAGGATTGGTCCTACCTTCAGTCTGAGTCATATTAATTAGATCGTGTCTGTAGTTATCCCAATAATAATCAAATATTTCTACTCGTTTATTTCTTATAGCTATATCAAAATGAGTCATACCATCTTGAAGATATTCAATAAGATATGCGGTGTACGGAAGTGAACGATCTAACGCCAGAGATGGATCACAATCTCTGTGTACAATTTTCATTCAACTTCTCCCTCCCCACTGAATATCAGGATAGGCACTTTCGACATTAGCTTTGGTAATCTTGAACTTAGAGGAAAGATTCTTATCTTTTACAAGACAAAGAATATCAGCTTCTTCAGGATGAAGACCTTCAAGAATTTGAATAAACATGGACTCTCTGCGAGTTTTAGAAAGACTATCATTACCACCCTTCACAAAGTGATAAAGATTTTTCCATTCTTTACGAAGAGAGGTGTGATCAGTACCTACAGGAACTTCATTCTTCTCATATGGAACTTCACCTTCAGGTAACATCGATACAACAGTATCATCAAAATTCCAAATCAACAGTGCAACAAGTGCATCAGTTCTGTATTCTTTTAGTGCTTCAATCTTCTTTGCACCACTCCTTTGTTTGGAAATATGATCAAGTACTTCGTGAACGAAAGGATTAGGAGGAAGTTTTGTCTTAGTCTTAGTTGATGTTGTCATTTTTCTAATAATTTTTGGTCAGTTTAAAATATTTATTTTACCGTGTCAATCTTCGGTATCACTAAAGTCATCCAGACTATTTTCAAATCTTACTGCTAAAATATCATCAGGAATGATTTGTCCATTCTCATCAAACATTTCTGGATGTGTGGGAATAAAAGTGGAGTTTCTTTCAATTACATACTCTTTAAGAAGATATCCAATTACTCCGCCAACCAATAGAAACATGATGGATATGACGGTAGACAGTGTTAGGGTAACTGCTAACATTTTCTTACTCCTTTTTTCTTATATCTAAATGAATATCTAAGAAAAAATGGATCTCTCTAGAAAAGAAAGAAACCATCTTTCCAAACTTTAACTGAAAAGTTTTTGGTGGTTCCCTCCTTTTTTTATTCCTTAAAAGTAATTCAAATCCCCTATTCATTTTTAGGGAATTATCACCTTGTGATTTATTTAGAGACTTTTTTTCTTCTTCCTGGTTTCCTTTCATCTTTGTACCTCACTGCATCATCCAAAAAACTCTGGAGATAATTTTTAATTTTTCTTGCTTCTGGTTTAGACAGATAACCATAACCTTCTCTCAACTGTTTGTGCTCATTATCTGATCCACCTTCAAGATAATCTTCCAGATCTAAAACCAAAAAGTTTATTTCAGAAGCAGTAGTACTATCAATAAACTTGTCTACCGTAGCCTTAGTAGCCTTTAATGATTTCAAATAATCATACATGTTAAGTACGAACTTACCATCAAAGGCATAATCTATAGACTTTTCAACAATATTATTAATTTCCTCTTCCATTAGACCAGATTGTTTTCTTTCAGGTATTTAACTGTTTCGGTACATCCACCAATGTTTTTTCCACTTTCTATCACTTGAGGAAAAGTAGATCCCTTTCCAAACTCCGAATAAAACTCTTCTCGTGTAAAATCAACACCTAGTTTATAGACTACATGTTGTAGACCTGCCAATTCTAATACCTTTTCAACTTTAGAACAATATGGGCAACCATCTTTGGAGTAAACTGTGAATGTCATTTGTATTCTTGTTTAAGTTTGTTAAAGTCTAAGCATGATACAACTTTATGAGAATAGTCTGGATATTCTCTTTTCATAATAATAGGAATGGCCATTACACCTGGCCAAGATCCTTCAAAGAAAACAATTTTGTTTTCATCATCAACAACTCTCTGCATATTTATAGTTTACCTCCAACGGTCCCTTCATGGACTACTTCGGGTTTTTCCCACCCTTCCTGTCTTCCCTTCAGATAAAAACGTGTGGCAGTAATACACCCTTCTTCAGTCAGAGATGAAACAAGACCATTACCTTCTTTGTCTTTACTGTGCCAAAGAAAACGAGCCTTCTCAACAGTGAAGGCCTCATCAATTAGTTTCTTTTCCTGTGTACTCATGTGCTTGTTTCAAATCAGGGTTAGGTTGTGAAGGAACTACTGGGTTCCTATTTACGGCTTCAATAACAATGAATGCATCATTTTGATAATTCACTGTACCATATGGTTTTGCCCATTTGGGATTAGCATCTTCAGTTTGATGAATACCACTATTGGCAACTCCACCAATCTTTACACGGATATCATCATCCGCTGTCCATCCAAGTTCTTGAAGGGCAATAGAAAGTTTTCCTAACCAATCAGCACTTTTCATCACATTTTCCTCTGGTTCTAGGTTTCCGATCATCTCTCTTCAAATAAAAAAGTTGTGGGTATGTGTCTTGTATTATACCACGAAGTTTATCTGGTGTCTCTGAACTAATCACTCTTTTGTGACTTCCTCCCAGTCTTTCTGGAACAGAGCCAACCCTTCACGGGTCAACACATGGTTGTACATACCCCAGAATACTTTAGGTGGCATTGTAACAACCTTTGCACCATAGAGATAACAACGTGAGACATGGTGACAGTCTCGAAGACTTGCAGCAAGAACTTGTGTTTTCATTCCATGCGCATTGTAAGTACCAGCAATAGCACGTACAAGCTCAACACCACTAAAACTGTTGTCATTGCATCTACCTACAAAAGGTGAGACATATGTTGCACCAGCTTTTGCAGCCATGATCGACTGTGCAACAGAAAATACAAGTGTCACATTGGTCTTAACTCCCTTGTCAGAGAGGAACTTACAAGCCTTAAGTCCTTCTACAGTGCAAGGAACTTTGATAGTGATAGATGGGTGAATGGTGTAATACTGTCGGGCTTGATTCAACATCTCCTCAGCAGTATCTGCAACTACTTCAGTAGAGATACTTTCAAGATTGGGGAATGATTCCACCAATTCTTTTGCAACATCAATCAGTTGTCGTCCACTCCTCAGGATTAGAGTGGGGTTTGTAGTGATCCCATCAACCAGTCCAGTCTCATATGCTGGAAGAATCTCATTGATGTCAGCAGTATCTAAAAAGATTTTCATGGGTTGTGGTTCTTATTTTCTTTGATTTTTAGATAACCCCAGACAGCTAGGGTGCCGATACCTAGACCAGCAATACAACAGAGTAACATGTGGATAATATGT